GACGAAAAAAAGTGAAAAAAAGTTTCTGGCACAACTGATTGGTAATCAGCAAGTTACGCGGATTTGCGGAAAAAAATGAAAAAAAGATTAAAAAGGCTATTTACATTTCTGTGAAAATAGGCTAGAATATATACATAATCAAGCCAGAAACTATGAAATCAACTCGCATCAAAAACATCAGTCTTATCCGCAATCTCATTTCATCCTCTTTCAAAGGCGATGTTCCACGCAAAAAAATTATTGCGCTGGCAACTAGTAATGGTCTTGAGGGAAAGGACACTTGGCCGCTTCTCAAACCAGTATCAAAGGGTAGCGAACGCGGCACATACAATGTAGACAAAATGCTCGATATCGCGAAAAATATCATTTGGAGTGGAAAACAGGTAAAGGTGATTAAAAACACTCCGCCCGTAAAAGTGTTGGCGGTGAATGTTCCAAAAACAAATGCTGAAATCGTTACAGAAAAGTTAACTAAGAATGACTCTGTAAACGAAATCAACGCCATGTTTGATCAAATTCTTGAAGAAGAATCAATCGTCGATTCTGTTTCTCAACCTAAAGGTAAATGTTATGGCTACGAGCCTATCGCACCTAACGAAGACGATATCGCTGATGAGCTTAGCCTCATGGGCGTAGAAATTGCCTAACACTTTAAACACCAATATATTATGAAAGAAATGAGTAAATGTTACAAGTTGATTAAGCACTATGGAGTGGATCATAGTGAGAGCGTGGTAGCGGTATCACATAAAATGGAAAAGCTTCACAAGGCTTTAAAGGTACTTAATGTTAAAGGATGGGAGGTCTTATCTGAAGATCAACTCGAATGGGCACACCAGCGAGAAGGCAACTACTTCGCAGTTGTTCCAGTCACTTACCTCTAATATGAAAAAAGATAGAAACATCTATAGAGTACAAAAAGGTGAAAACTATTCACTCTATACAAAGAACGGTAAAAAGCACAACCTCAACGGGCCTGCTTTAACGATAGAAAGTGATGAGTATTACTACGTCAAAGGTGAGCGCTATACTTGGTCTCAATGGACTGATTATGTTGCTCTTTATGCATCATACGAAGAAAGTCCGGACATAGAGAGAGAATGCTTTGTAAAAGCATCCAATTCTCCTGATGGGATATATGTTGAGATTAATACTAAAATCTGTAATACAGATTAAAAAGCTTTACACTGCGCAAAAAATGTGTTAGAATATATTCAGAATCAAGCTAGAACTACCATATGACTAAAGAAAAAATGATTAAAAACTACATTGAATCAGGCGAGCATGTGTTTATCGCACTTACACCGACCATTGGTGAGGTCTTCTCTGCAGAAGGTGTTATCAGGCGGTTGGACGCGAATGGATATTTTCAACTTGAATTTATGAAATCAATTAACGGTTTTCATATTAGCCAAGTTGAAAGTATTACAACGGATTAAAATTTTTCACCTAATGATGGTGCGTCAAGTGAGTATAAACACGGTTAAGCGAATAGAATAAGACGTTAAATAATGAACTATCGTGGGAGTAAGGGTGCCCTCAGAGAAAGACCCTAATCTTTAAGGAACTATAGTATAATATAGAAACAAAATATGGCCCGGTCATCTAACTGGGAAAGACCTTCTTGGTAGCAAAGCTACCGCTCGGCGACGGCTGAGCAAGAGAGGGAATGCAGGTTCAATACCTGCTCGGGCCTGCTCCTAGCAATTAACGAGGCGTCAAAATCTTCACGCCTACAACCCGAAAGGGAGAGGCTAGGTGGGAGTATAAAAAATCATAATATCGCAACAAACAATGTATAACACAGAAACTGTAGAGCAATTAAACGATCAGGAAATCATCATAGCTCTTGAAGAAACGTCAGAATCTTTAGAAAATTTAGAGCTTGAGTTGATTAAACGCAATACTTTAAATGATAACAAAAGCGCTCGTAGAATGAATCAGGGGCATTATGTTAAAGACGCTTTTTTCTTTTTACAAGATTTACATGGGTCGCTAATTACCCACGAAGTAAGTGATTTTTCTGAAAACGATGTAAAATACGCACGACTTTTACTATCAGAACTTGATGATATCCGTCCTTCCCTTGAAAAATTAGTGTAAAAAAAGCTTTACACTGCGCAAAAAATGTGTTAGAATATATTCAGAATCAAGCTAGAACTACCATATGACCAAAGATATTGAAGAGCACCAAAAACTTATACAGCAAAAAATTGAAATTGCACAAAAAGTTTACGCGATTGTAAATTACAATCTTCCTCCTGAAGACGATGCTGGAACTATCCAAAACGTATTAAACCTTGTTGATGATCTCAGCGATTACGCAAAACACTTAACAGAGATCGAAGCAAATATTGATCAGCGAATACTTTCTTTATAAAAAAATATGAAAACCAAAAACAGTAAAAGCGTGCGATATCGTGTATACGATAAACATGGCAGATACCATCATTCTTATGTCGAATATGTGCACGCTAAAGCGTGTGCTAAACATATCGGCGGGAAAGTTGCTGATATTGAAAATGACAAGTTTAACCCTAGTAAAGATAAATGAAATTTTGTGGATGTGGTAGTCCTATCGAAAAGGGCAGGCAGCTGCTTAACTTAAAGCTTTGTAAGTCCTGTGCCTTTTCATTACCAGACGAGCTACCAGTAAAAGGAAGAATGGTGTATAGCCATAAAACTGGCGGAGAAATTGAAATTATGAGCACCGAATCATTTGAAGCAAACCGAAAATATTTTGTTCCAAACGGCCCTAGAAGCTCTGTTAAAAATTTCATGAGAGGATAACTAAACATTAAGTATGAACGAAATTAAACCAACCTTCACCTTAGCTTACACTGGATCCACTCAGTATTGGACGCACGGCGACCATTCTGGAATGATCACCTTTCCGCAGGACGAGAAAGGTCCAATAGAAATTGAATGGGATGGTGATTGTCCCGAAAACTGGGAGGATATTGAAGAATGCGTTGAGCGTGAAGCAAGGTGGATTTAAACCTAAATTATATTATGGAAGAATCAATTTTAGATTTAGAAAAAAAATGGATGTCTGCGTACGAGAAATACAGACGCGCGAAAGATGATTCTGATCAATCTACCATGGAAAAATGGTATAAACAATTGACAGAAGTTGAAGCAAAGCTTCATAAACTAATGTACTCAGATAAACCTTAAACTCAATTATATTATGAATATTGCTGGAAACTTATATTTCCCAAAAATGGAACAAATCGTTGCTAATAACGAAAAGGTTTTTGTTACACTCAAATCTTTTTATGATGGAACTGAGCGATGGACCTTATGGTCTCAAGAGGAAAAACCTAAAGAGCTTTCTTTTATGCAAAAAAAGAAAAAGCGTAAAAGCGATCCAGAAGGGATTATGGTGTACCTTTTAGAAAAAGCTCAATTTTCTATGTAAAAAATGCGTTATACGCAAAAATTATATGTACAAAGTCTGTATTTTGTGTTAGAATAGTACTACAATCAAGCAAGACAGTATGCAGAAAACTAAAAAAACCGAAGATGAATCTATCACCCTATCCAAACAATTTAGAATCTTTTCTCAATTGGTTGCGCTTTTAGAAGAAGGCAGCAAAGAATATAGTGTGGATGAGCTCAGATTAGACCTCAACAAACTCGACGAAAAGCTTGAAAAGCTTGGATAACAACAAAAAAGTAGAAAAAATATATTATGGGATTCTTTAAAGAAATTGCAGGCCTCGAAGAAATTGAACAATTCGAAATCGAAAAAGTTGGTATTAAAGACGTAAATAACAGAGCGATTCCTGGTGTTTTCTCGGTTCAACGTACTGACACCGCACAACACTTAGGGGTTGTTAAGAAAAATTATCGTCCTATTCAAATGTCTGAAATGCTTGACATTATTGATACTGCATCAAAATCAGTAGGAAACATTTCACACACTGGCTGGGCATCATCTCGCAATGGAAGCCGTATTGTTATTAAATCAAGGCTCGATGATGAAATCAATGTGGACGGAGACGTTGTTATTCCTCACTTCTATTCTGTCATTGATAACAGTGGAATGGGCAGTAACAAAACTCTCCCTTCTACTCAGCGAATTGCTTGTGATAATGCTTTGCACCTCGTTAACGTTCATGGAAATATGTACAATGCAACACACAATAGCACTTTTGATGAAAAGGTTTCCTCGTTGATTAACAAAATTACAGCGAATGTTGACATCACTAAAAACTTTACCAAGACTGTAGAGAAATTGAAGAATCAGAAATTTACATTTGATCAAATGGTCGAATTGGCTCAAATGCTTATTCCTCTTAAAAATGATGAGACTCAAAATCGTGCTAAAAAACGCGACAAACTTATCGGATTGTTTTCTACTGGAATGGGTAACGTCGCAGAAAGTAGATGGGACGCCCTTAACGCAGTGACCGAATACGAAACACACTCAGGCAAGCAATCACCTGAAAAGTTTTTGCGCTCTTTCGGTAAAAACACATTGTCACATAGAGCACACGCGCACCTTGCAGAATTCGCATGAAAGTAAAAGAAAAAATAAAAGACATTGTTACAACGGCTTTATACTATACTCTACTCGCCTGGTTCGCAGTAACAGTGGCAGTATTAGTGGCAGGATTTGCTTGGGCTATATATACTTACACAAAATGAAAAATAAACCATATCCACCTCGTAGAACACAAGAAGTTCAAGACGAAATTGACAAAAAGATTGCACAGTTCAAAAATAACTCAGCCGAATTTGCCAAACGGGAACCATTCCCGTTTGCTGGAGGGCCATCTTGGGCCTCACCGGCGCCTAGGATTGTTAAATAAAACTAATGAGAGTTCTCTGTAGAAGCCAGCACCTGCATCACCATAAAGCAATAGTCGCTTTTACTTATGGTTTAGAAAAATCTAGTAAAGTAGAGATTGATTATTTCGATCACGACAATTTGCCCACGGGAAAATACGATTTTGCTATTTGTTGGGGTGCGAGAGCTATGAAGGAATTGAAAGCGTACACTAAAACTAAAAATTGTTTAGTGTTTGAAAACGCGTATTTAAATAATGTTCAGTCTCCACAAAAAGAGTGGGTATCTTTAGGCTGGAACGGTCTTAACGGTAGAGCAGATTTTTGTAACAAAAATTCTCCAGATGATCGTTGGAAAAAACATTTTAATGATGGTAGATTAAAGGAGTATACCGACGGTGATTATATTCTTATTCCTCTTCAGATTCAAGGAGATCAATCACTCAAATATATCGATTGGGGTGTCAATTATCAGACCATGTGTGAATCAATTAGAAAACACACAGATCTACCAATTGTAATTAGAGACCATCCAACAAGGCCAAACACACAACCAAAAATAGAAGGAGTAAAGAATGTTAAATATGATGATTTCAAGTTACCTATTCAAACTGCAATTAGTGGAGCAAAATGCGTTGTTACCATTAATAGTAATGCTGGTGTTGATGCTGCCTTGGCTGGAAAGCCAGTTATTTCTCTGGATCAAGGTTCTATGGTCTGGAATATATCAGTGCACGACTTTAAAAGTATAAATAGCCCTAAGTTTATCGATAGAACACAATGGTGTAACGATATTGCTTATGCACAATGGCATCCAAGTGAGTTAGAAAGTGGAAAAGCCTGGGATCATTTAAAAAGTAAGCTTAAACTTTAGTATTTACAAACCACAAAAAATACAGTATAATATCATCATGAACACAGAAAAGGTAGTAATCGACACTCTCGGTAATAACAAATTCGTAATACAAGATTATAAATACAATGACGAATCTGTTATATCGGCAAAGGCCGCATATCAACACTATTTGAACTGTGACCACAAGTTACTACCAATTCACTTTACTAAAAACGCACTCGATGAAATCCAAAACGCAATTGAAGATGAGCTCGTTAGACAAGAGGAATCTAGCGCGGCATCCTATGCCTCGACCAACGCTAAAATTTTCCGATAAGAAAAAATTACGATCTAAAAATGCGTGCCGTTCTAAAAAGAATCCAATATGAGGTTATTTTTGCCATACTAGTTGTCATAGGCATTCCAATATTTTTATTCATGACTTATTGGAATGTGACAATTGATATATTTAAAAAGGCACCTTCTGAACTTGAAAAAATCGTACGAAGTTATGTCTACGGAGATTAAAATATTAAAGTCTGAATATCCATTAGAGTGGAATGGTTTTGAGGTCCGTGAACTTCCTGTAGAAGATATTTGGCAGTCCGTCCCTGTTGCTGAAAATATTGCTGGTAAACCATTTTATTCTAGAGTAAAGGCTGATATCAAAACAAACGGAATGCATTTTCCAATTATGTGTGTTCATACAAATTATAGGACTCTTGAAGAAGCAAAGGAAAGGTGGAGTAAAAAAATAAATGAATTACCTTTTTGGCACAACACTTTGGGTAAACATAAAAAAATGGTTTGGAGTGTGTGGGGTGGATCTAACCGTCTTGCCATAGCAAAAGATCTAGGTTATAGTCATATTGACGCAGCAGTCCTTCCGTCAATTGGTAAGGCTATTAGTATGCAAAAATGGATGAGGAAACCCTTTGAAGATACTTATTATAAATAGAATATTATGAGCGAACTATTTGATTTTGGATTTACAGCTGTTGACGAAACTGAACTTAATTCTTACCAGAAAGCAGAAGCAAAGGTAGAAGAAACAGAAGCAGTAGCTGAAGCAACACAGAAAAAGATCGATGATCTTTATAATGCTATACAGCCTCTTTTAAACAACCTTAAAGCGAACCCAGAAAAGGAGTATATCCTATGGCCTAATCGCTTAAAAAAGGTTGAAGAATTTGAAGAATTTCTTTACGACATTTATAAGTCGTAAAGCATTGAATAAAAAAAAAATAAATATATATTATATGAAAAATAAAAAAACACTAAGTATCACCGCGCTTGTTATTGGTCTATTCGCCATTAGCATGCCTGCGGCGCAATCAGAAGAGACTCCTGAAATCGTTATTTGTGAGGCTACAAAATGTAGTAAAAGCGTCATTTGCGACCTTGCTAATGGATTTGACCTGTTTCTTACTCAGCCAATCGGACTAGTTTCTGAAGTTGGTTTTTTCGAAGAAAGGATCGATGGAGGTCTATTTACACATTCTGATGCTCTTTTTGTTAAAGCAAAAGGTACAGTCGGAACTGTGTATGGTAAGAATTTGGTAACATCTTTGGAGTTTGCAGATGGAAAAGAGGATTCATTCTTCGGAGGATTTGTTGGTCTTGAAGACGATAACAAATATGTAGGAGCAAGGCTTGGAACTAATTATGCTGATGGAGACCTCAGTGGCGACACTGATTTGGAACTTAATTTTGGCGTTGCATGGTTGCCACTACCATTGCTTAAAGGAGTTTATACAGGCGTTGATTTTGCTCTTGTTTCAGGAGGAGGCTACGATGTTTCGTTAAATCTTACTCGTGATGTTGGAACGTTCTTTAATGTCGATGTTGCTGCTTTTGGAGAAGTAGGAAAAACGTGGGGATATACAGACAATTACGAATATGTCCTTGGGGCTCTTCGAGGGTCATATAATCTTTATGGTGGAACCCTGTATGGTCAAGTTAGTACCGTAGACAACGAAGTTCAAACTGATGGATTCGAAAGTGTATTCCAAGTTGGTTATACATTGTCGTTTTAATTAGAAAATAGCATAAATCTATTGAAACCTCTACCTTTTTGGTAGAGGTTTTTTTGTTTTTACATAACTCACTTGTAATCAACAGCTTATCTTGAAAACTTGCACGGACAGTTATAACTTGCTGATTACAAGTGAGTTATTCATAAAGTACTGGTACTCAATAAGTTATGATGATTTTGGCCGTAAAAGCTAAAAACTAGCAAAAAAGGTGAAAAAAAGTTTCTGGCACAACTGATTGGTAATCAACAAGTTATGAAAAACCGCAAAAAAAGATTAAAAAAGCTATTTACATATCTATGAAAATAGGTTAGAATATATTCAGAATCAAGCTAGAACTACTATATGACTACCACAACTACAGAAAAATTCACCCAGGTTTTCACTCAAATCCACGAAAATTATGGTGCCCATGATTGGGATGGTAATGGCGAATGCCCTAATTATTGGAAAGCTAAAGGAGGCACAACGTACATCCTCGCGGAAGATGTTGATGTTTCCGCCTTTATCAAAGCTATTGAAAGCGAAGACGACTATTTCACGGAAAAAGTTAGACACCAGGAGGTTGTTGAAGACCCATACGAAAATGTTGAGTCTTGGGATCCACCAACATGGGTTACGGGTGCAAAAGATGGTTTCTTCCTTGATATCACACAAACAGCTGAAAACAGCTCTTTACACCCAAAAATTGCTGTGAAAAAAACTGTCACATGTCTTAGTTTTGAGGGTTATTTTAACCATCTTGACACAGTGTACACTACTGTTGATGGCGAAATGCTTTCGTCGTCTAAAATCGAAGCTTGGCTTAAAGCAAATCCTTCTCGTTAATCAACCTAAACCGTAAAAAGTGTGTTTTTAGTGAAAAAAAAGCTTTACACAACGCATTTTTTATGTTAGAATATATTCAGAATCAAAAAGCAAACTATATTATGAAAAAAGTAACACAATTCGATAAGTCGTCAGTAAAAGAAATTAGGGTAGCTATGGACGCAGCCCTTGCGAAAGTAGAAAAGCAGTATGGAATTAAGATTTCTGCAGGAAACGCCAGGTTCTCAGACGATGAGGTTACCTTCCAGGTTAAAGCTAACGTCGTTGATACTGGCGGAAGCGTAAAGACGAAGGAGGCTAAAGCATGGGAAACGATTAAAGGAGCTCTTGGCCTAGATAGCTTATCGGTGGGAGATAAAGTTAAGGTTCAAGACAAGTTTTTCGTATTGAAAGGCTATAATAGCAGAGCTAGAAAATCGCCTATTAACATCGAAGATTCTAAAGGTAGAGCATACAAAATTTCTATTGAAACCTTGGTAAAATACAATATGTAAACGATGAGAGAAACAGACCAAATTGCATACAGCGAAGTTACAAAATTCATTCACGATAGGATTAAACTATATTCGGAACTTAATAATAAGAATTACGAATTATCAATGTACGACGTTTTTGACGAAATTGCAGCTGACCTTGAGCATCATTGGGAAGACAAAAACGATTCTTCTCAACAACCAAAAATAGTAAATCGGATCATATCAAAAATGTTTGGTCCACAATATAAATAAAAAATATTATGAGATTAGTGATTTTAAGCGGAGTACTAAGTGTTGTTTCGTTAACAATGTTTCTTAAAAGAGAAACTAAAATAATCGAGGTAGAGGTACCAAAAATTGTTAAGGTGCCTGAGGTTCTTGAAGTAGTTAGGACTGAGATTATTATAAAATACGTAGACAGACCGGTTATTATTCGTACAGAGCCTATAGTTGTTAAACCAAATGTAAATTGGAATAATAAAATGCTCCGCGGAGTGAAATTTTTTGAAGGTTATAGTGGTGAAGCATATAAGTGTTCTGGAGGAGTTATGACAATTGGATATGGTTGTACAGATAAATCTGTCGTTGAAAATGGGAAGATTAGCGAAAATGAAGCTGAAAGTCTTTTGCGTAAACACTTAAAAGAAGTTAGAAAAAGGGTAGAAGAAGCTGTCACTGTTAATCTTACTGACTATCAATTAAATGCTTTAACTTCGTTTGCCTTTAATTGTGGAATGAGCAACCTCAAGCGCTTGGTTGAAGGTGAAGGCCGCCTTAATGAGGGAAATTTCAAAAGTGTTGAAGAAAATTTGCCTAAATATCGTATGGCTGGAGGTAAAGTTCGTAAAGGTTTGGAGAAACGCAGAAAGTGGGAGTTATCTCTATGGAAAGGAAACCCAGACATTTAAATATATAAATAAGATTGATTATGAAATTTAAAGGAAAAGACAATGTCGTTAAAGAGGTCCAAGCTAAACTTGGTCTTAAGGCGGACGGAATCGATGGACCAAATACGTGGAAAATGATTTGGGAAAATTTGGTGCACGACGGAAAGGGAGCTCCAGAAAAACCTGAGCCACCCGTTGTTGATCTTAAAGATGATTACCCTGAAGTATATAAAGCAAGCCCAAACCAATCTGGAACTATAAAACCAAAGTTTGTGGTTTTACACCACAGCAGCGGAAGCCATGATGGTACAAGATCTTGGATTTTAAATAAAGCTTCACAAGTCAGTTATCACTATCTAATTGCAGCCGATGGTTCTAGGACGCAATTTGTCTACGACACTAAAAAAGCATGGCATGCTGGACGATCAAAATGGAATGGGATTAGTGGTCTTAATAGTCATAGTGTAGGAATTTCTTTCTATGGAAATACTCATTCTAGGACACCTAGCGCGGCCGAGATTGACTCTGCTGCTAAAAAGTGCGTATACCTTATGGATAAATTTGGAATAGGTCTAGATGGCATTATAACACACAAAATGGTGGCACCAGGAAGAAAGGACGACCCATCTGAAGAAACTTACAATCTTGTGATTGCTAGAATCAAAGAACTTACATAAAACGATTCATAATACTAGTAATAAAAAGGAGCCACTCTAAAAAGGGTGGCTCCTTGTTTTTTTTTTATGTTTAAAGCTTATTGGTTAATAAGCATCTCTCTAAATGCATAGTCAGAGTGAAATACTTGACCTCGACCTTTTAAAGTTCCTTCTTGGAACTGGTATGTTTGACCTTCAATCAGACGAATCTGACTTGGATCGTACAGTGCCGAATTGTTTAATGTATCTCTGTTTTCTGACCAAGAGTCGCTTGATCCGCAACTTACTAGCAGCATCTGAAGAGGAAGCAGCAATAGAATCAATTTCATCTTCTATATTATCTATATGAGTTTCACGCTTCCATTGTATGTGAGCAGCATACGCGTTTAACGCAGCTGTAGCAGCAGATAGTATGGCTTTTCCCCACATGCAACAATAGTGCTTTAATTATTTGTTTTTGTCCTTAGCCTTACCAATGTTAAGAGCAAGAAGGTCAATAACACCGTAAACTTTAGCCATCAATGTTCCCTTTTTAGGTGTAGGCGTAAGAGCTGCGATAGAAGAAGCGAGCGCGATTGCAGCTGCTGCGACTCCGAACCATGGTTGGTCTTGTACGAATTGAAGTATTAGTTCCATATCTTTATTTTCTGTTTATTGGATAGTTGACATAACCGTCCTTAATTCTATTTATACTTTAATTTTTTTTAACGTAATACTATTTTAAAGCAACATATTTTATAAATAGCCAATATACAAGCCTATGGCTACCTTTATACCACAACCATCTGACGATGAAGATCGTCTAAAACTATCACTCGAACAAGCTAAAGATTTCGCTAATAGATTTTGTCAGCCTGAAGACAATGATTTAGTAGAAGACTTCGATGAGTCGGCTCGCGAGGCTGCGTGGCGTTTACTTCAGGCACTAGAAGAGGTACAACACCAACAATGCGATGAAAATGTTTGCGAAAAGTGTAAAGAAATAGAAGAGGAAGAATCGATAGAAGAAATAGAAGAGGAAGAATCGATAGAACAAGTCAACGAAGATAATGGAGAGCCAAAAAAAGAAGTTAAGGGAGCTGAAACGACTGAAACTTCAACTATGGATAAACTAGGAGAGATTGCTGAAAAGAATAAAGACATCCTTGACAAAGCAGCTAAAACTACTGCAGCAGCAGCAGCCGCAGGAGCCACTACTCAAACAGCAAGCGCAGCAACTGGGTTAAGCGCGTTTGTCAGCGAAACTGTTCAAAAAGTTGGCACGATTGGAGTGGCTGGCACAATGTCAATTGGTAGTGGTGCTTATTTTCAAGCAAAAACTAGTAAAGAAAAAGGAACTGAAATTGCTGTTGTTGCCGAGCAAGAGCATCAAATATTTTCTAGTTTAAACGACTTTACTGAATCAACCATTGGATTTCAACCGTTCGCTTCTGTAACAGACACTATTGTTGAATACGCTGAAGAAGGATATGGTGACGTTATAGGAACTTCTGAAGAAGGATACGAAGGTGATGGTGGTGAAGGTGATGGTGGTGAAGGTGATGGTGGTGAAGGTGATGGTGAAGGTGGCGATGGTGAAGGTGAAGGTGGCGATGGTGAAGGTGAAGGTGGCGATGGTGAAGAAAAACCAGAAGAAAATTCTGAAGAAGGCAATAACGAAGAAGCTACTAAACAAGAGGAGGAAACTGAAGAAACCGAAGAGGAAACTGAAGAAACCGAAGAGGAAACCGAAGAGGAAACTGAAGAGAAAGTAGACGAAGAGGAAACTGAAGAGAAAGTAGACGAAGAGGAAACTGAAGAAACCGAAGAGGAGAAGGCTGAAGAGGAAGAGGAATCTGAAGAGGAGCAAGAGGAGGAGGAATCTGAAGAGGAGCAAGAGGAGGAGGAATCTGAAGAGGAAGAGGAAGAGCAAGAGGAGGAGGAATCTGAAGAAAAAGGGGAGCCTGAAGAACAGTCTGAAGAGGGCGAAGAGAAAAAAACAGATATTGAGAATTCAGAAGAGACATTTGAACTAGAAGAAGATGATCAAGTCACTCAAGTCCCTGATGTGATTAAACTCCCTAACATGATAAGAAAATAGTTACTATGGAAGACTTATTTGATAAAATACTTGCTCCATATATGGGGTCAATGCCCGAGTTTATTATTTCAATACTGGGTTTACTAGGAACGCTTTCCTACATTGTTCCGGCTGAAAGTAAACTTGGCAGAATACTTGGTAAACTCACAGGAAATCTAACTAAACTTAAAAACTTTATACTGAAAAAGAAGAAATGAAGCGCACACTCATAACTTTACTTTCAATTATTTCCGTAGCTAAATCTGCTGTTATAATCTCTACAGGAGGTGTAATACGTAAAATAGACCCAACAGGGAACCCTACTATTAACCCTGTAATTAATCCTGTAAGACCTACCTCGATTAGTAGTGAGAAAGTCGTAGAGACATCTGAAAGCGAAGATAAAAAAGAAGATTCAATTATTACTTGGGATGCAGAAGAAGAGGATATTTATGATATTTATGATGCTCCAAATTGGGATTTTTCAGAATCAGACTTAAAAGAGTTAGATCGAGATTCTGCTATCGCTAGCATACTAACCATAACAGACGCAAAAATACTTGAGGATAGCCCTTCCTATTCAAACATTGAAATCGGAAATGGATTTTCAGTTACGTTAAAATCTACAAATTTTACTTTTAAAAATAATAATGGTTTTACTGGAGTGAAGGATGATGATGGTGTTTACTCTACTTTGAATATAACTGAAGGATCGAGTATGGACGCTATGTTCTCTGCGATTGGACTGCAAATAAATGTAGATTCAACTAGTAGCTTGACACTACGAGGAGGTGGGGACTCAATCAATAGCCAAACAGAAAGATCTATCGTCAATTTGTCTCCAAATGCCAAACTCACTTTAAGTTCATTAAATCAGTTTGCGACACAAGGTGATGATATTTACTTGAATGGTGTATCATTCTCTAAAAATCCTGCTATTTTGAAGTTTAATGGCACCACAGGTACTGCCATTCCGGAAAGCAACTCTGTTCTATTGGCTAGTATTTTGCTTTTTCTTATTTTGAGCACCAAAAAACGCGCGTAAATATCCGTCAAAAGCAAACACCACACCATTGTTTGCTTTTTTTTATTTACAAACAGGCGAAACTTGGTATAATAATATCATGCTAACAAAGAAGAACAAAAAGTTTCTTAAGTCTGGAATGGTTGCTTCACCTGATTTTAAATTCACTGGTGATGAACCATCTTGGCATAATTGCCCTGAAGAAAAGTATCATGATAAACTTGGAAAATGTTTAAACTTCTATAATTACTATCTTGATCGGGATGACTATATCCCGATTATTCAAGAATACATGAAAAATAATTCTTATTCAGATACTGATATTGCATGTATTCCTCACGTTCCAAAAAGTAGTTTTATATTTAACATCACGGGAAAGCTTTGCCGCTGTTATAATATGGGAATGCCTGAATTTAGCACTAACCGAGAGTGTGTTAAAAACAACATCGGATTTATTTTGTCTGATGCTAAATCTGAAATGAGTATTAAAAAACCAACCGTTAAAAAGAATTCAGGTCAAAAAAAACCTAACGTGCACTCAATCATGACTAAAAAGGTTCAAGCTAGTGTACTTTTTGAACTAGAAGAAACATTAGACGACTGGACAGATCCTAAAGCTAAAATAAAAAAGATACCTATTGCTTCTATTCTAAGAGGTGAAAATATTCCTGTTTCGTTTATTGGTCCTATTGTAAATTGGTTGGAAAGACACAAAAGCGATTTTACTGATGCGTACGAAAATAAGTGTTCTCAAATGGTTGAAGGTTTTTCGTACCTTTCTAGACCTCAACTTAGAAATCGTATTAAAGCAATTGACGATATGTTAAATGAAATTGTGCTTTATAAATCCTCTAAAAAGGCTGCGCGTAAACCACGTGTAAAAAAAGCAAAGACCGCCGATAAACAAGTTGCAAGATTAAATTATTTGAATGAATCAGAAGAGTATTGTATGCAATCATGCGATCCTACGCGCATTGTTGGTGCACAAACACTGTTTATATTTAATACAAAATACCGAAGAGCAACAATATTTAAAGCAACCAGCCGCGATGGTTTTACTGTACAAGGTAGTACGCTAAAAGGCTTTGACGAGTCCCAATCATATTCTCTCACACTAAGGAAACCAAAAGAATTTCTACCAATTCTTGCTGCCAAAACTGAACGGCAAGTAACAAAAGAACTCTCCAACTTGAAGACAAAACGCAAGCCGGCAAATGGCAGAATCAACAAAGATACAATACTTATTAGAACACTATGAGCAACGACAGCAAAGACAAAATCATAATTAAACCAGCTATAACTAAAGAACAGTTACGTTTTGAAGTTGAAAAACTTGTGTATGGAGATGGAATGACATACACTGAAGCAATCATCGAAATTTGCGAGCAAAAGGAAATTGATCCAGAGGATATGGCCAAGCTCGTAAAGGGCCCATTGAAAAGTAAGCTTCAAGTCGAAGCTATGGATAGAAACATTATTAAGAGAACAACATCAACACTATATTAAACCATGAAAAAAATCGGAGAACACGAAGTAAAAAAGCGTATTAAAAGAAAAGGAATTCACGCTAAATCAAAAACATCCACAAATAAAGGATCGACAAATTACAAAAAACCTTACAAAGGACAAGGTAAATAAGTAAGTAGCTGTGATTTTTGAATAATACTATGAACGAAATTGAAGTAATTAGAAGTGCAGATGAGCATTGGTACGAAACGCGCTGGAATAGTGTTGTTGAATATAAAGGTGAGAAATATGTCATCTGCGTAGAGGAAACACCTAAATGGGGTAATCGATCTTTGCATCACTATGACACTTCTCAAAGATATGATATTGGAGATGAGGTTGAATGCGATGAAATTTATGCGAATATAATTGAGACAATTGAAACTGAGGTCGGCTTAAGTCAAGGCGAATTTTGTGAAGGAGTCTGTTTCGGTGGAGATCCGGATCCAGGATCCACACCTCCATTCTATATTCCAGAGTTTTCCAAAAAATCTAAATAATGAGTGGATATACAGCGTATCAAATTTACCAATCGCTAAAGCTACATTTCACTACTGATTACGATGCTGTAAAATACAATTTTAAAACCGCTGTAAAACAAGCAACATTCGAGAAACGTAGGGATCGTTACTTTTTTGAAAAACTATCTCGTCGTTTTAATAGAGAACAGCTAATTGAATATTTTACTGCTAATATAATTGAAAATCAAAATGTCTGGATTGGTGATATGTGCGATAATGTATATAGCGCTTATACTGCGCGATATGATAAATTGACGTACATGTTTGAACAAGATATGAAAACACTTTCTAACAAAGGTTACACTTTTAATGAAATATGTTCAGCTACACCAGACTTCTCTCAGAGTCCTGTATTAGAGGCCCTCAGAGGCGGCCAGATTAGCATTGAGAGTGTCGTCTTATTGGATATACTCGTCAATTTTTTAAAGAGCCTGGAGAGCATTCTAAGTGATCCTTTAGGTATAAATAAAGATCTGATTGACTTGCTCACAAGCTATAAGTCAATCATGCTGCAAAAGCCATTGCCAAAAAATAAAATTAAGGATAAAGCACTTTTAGTATTTACAACTTAGTCAATTTATGGTAATATAGCTTCTGTCAGAGAAAAACAAAATATACACTGCAAATACAAAAACAAAATAAAATACTATGTCATTCGAACAACTAAAACAAAACCGTGAAAGCGAGATTTCTAAACTCGTTTCTGCCGCTGATACAAACACCGAAAAAAAGTCATATGGCGATGATCGGTTGTGGAAGCCAACTGTCGACAAAGCGGGAAACGGTTATGCCGTTCTTCGTTTCTTACCAGCTGGTAGTGGCGAAGATCTTCCATGGGTACGATACTGGGATCACGGCTTTAAAGGACCAACTGGCCGTTGGTATATTGAAAGGTCTTTGACTTCAATTAGTCAACAAGATCCAGTTTCTGAATTAAACTCACAGCTTTGGAATACAGGCCGTGATGAAGATAAGGAACTTGCTAGATTGCGTAAGCGTCGTCTACATCACGTTTCAAACGTGCTTGTCGTTTCTGATTCTGCTAATCCGCAAAATGAAGGAAAGGTTTTTCTTTATGAGTATGGTAAGAAAATCATGGATAAAATTATGGATGTTATGCAACCACAATTTGAAGATGAAAAACCAGTCAACCCATTTGATTTTTGGTCAGGTGCTAACTTCAAATTGAAAATTCGACAGGTAGAAGGTTATCGTAATTATGATAAATCTGAATTTGATACCCCTACTCCTCTCTTTGATGGTGATGAAGGTCAACTCGAAGAAGTATACAACAAAGTTTATAAGCTCAGTGAATTCACTGATCCCGAAAACTACAAATCATATTCGGATCTTAAGCGCAAGTTGTTTGAAGTTTTAGGCGAAGCTGAAGTTGCTTCTACAATCTCAACAGAGCAACAGGTAGAGCTTAACACTGTAAAGGAAGCTCCTGATATGAATTCAGTTTCTAACGAAGACACTGCTGATTCTACTTCAGAAGGTGACTCAGAAGACACTCTCAGCTACTTTGCTAAATTGGCATCTAGCTAAACCATATAATATAATGAAAAATAAACTAATTACACTAATCGTTGCATCTCTCACGCTGGGAGTTTGTTCAGCTGACCATCACAGCAAAGATGGAAAACATAAAGCTAAACCTGCAAAGGTGGATGGTAAGCGCAAGCTCCCTCCCCATATGGCTAAGTTCGATAAGAATAAAGATGGTAAACTTTGTGATGCAGAGAAAGCAACAGCCAAAGCGGCTTGGGTCAAGCGATTCGATAAGGATGGCAATGGCAAAGTTGAAGGTAAGGAGCTAGCTGCGGCTAAAAAAGCTATGGCAGAGCGTCGTAAGAATGCTCAAAAAAATAAAGGCAAAGGTAAG